CGCTGATATGCCGAAATGTAAATCATGGATGCCATGATGAACAGGTCTGGCAAATATAGGCTGATGAACGTGGTCTGGTTCGTGGCAGACAAACTGTCAGGGCGATAAGTTCCGACAAGCTCGCATGTGTAGTTCTGGTCGGGATACGGCCCAACCAAGAAGGTGAAATCGTCAAACGGGCAGAAATACTTTGGCAGGCCGCGATTGGCAGACGCTCCTGAGCCATAGACAGAATCCAAAAATTCTTTGGTTGTCGGCGTCAGAGTCTGACGAGTGGCTGTATCTGGATTGGACGAGCCAACCAGTACGTTGATCTGTTCCGGGACAACGAAAACGCCGGTCGGAACCGCAATCTGCCGGTTACCCGCCGTCAACCCATAGGCAGTAGTGGCTATAGACGTAAAGAGGAAGTCGAGATCGCGATACATGCGGTTCTCGGCATAGGTAATCATCTGAGGTAGGATGATTAGATAGTCAGAGTTGGTTGGCTCCACGACGGCCATAGTGGCAATCTGCTGCACATAGCTATTCGTGCCAAGAACAGAGCCATTGTATGAGAGGCCGGTGGTCATCGTGGAAACTCCGCTATGCCATTGTTATACCGCGATCAGGCAGATTTTGCCATAGCAGCGGCCTTCTCTTCTACATCGGCCACGCGCCGGCCCCAGCCTTTGCCAAAGGTATCCCAAGTCGGAAGGCGCTTGAGGAAATCCAAACGCATCCCACAAAGGGCATCCACCGTTTCGTCTGCCGGGCAAGCCTGAATGGCCGCGATGCTTTTCGGCCCAATTACGCCATCAGCCGGAACCCCAGCAATCTCTTGGAGGTATTTGGCAGCCCGGCCCGTGCCGGAATTGACCGCCAGATCGTAGGCCGCGTAGTCCACGCCGGATGGCAAATCGTCACCCTTGATCTTGTCCCAGTACATCTGTTTGTAGAAGGGCTTCACGATCTCCGGTGTCAAAGCCCGCATGGCAGCCTCGTCCACCTCGTGGCCGACATAAGCCTCCCAAGCCCGCTTGGTCACGCCCAAGTTCGTCATGCCACCCGGATCGCGCGGGTGATTAACGTAGCCACCCTCATGCTTCAGGACGGCGGCGAAAGAGTCTTCCCAGTTCTGTTTCACTTGCCATCTCCCTTAGCGAGCAGTTCGTTCTTGGCTTTTGAGCCAGCCGACGATCCAAAATAATAGGCAATCACGCCCGTGAAAGCTGTCTGGAGAGCCCCAAGCATCAGCAGAAGGGCTTCGTTGCCATTTTTAGGGACACCGTACACAAACATCCAAAACAGGATGCCAAAAAAGCCAACTGTAATTGCCGCCGCCAAGATTTTTGGCGTGTGGTCGCCAGTCTGGATTTCGCGGTTGCGGGCGCTGTCACGGTCCCCCGCTGCGATTCGCTCAAGATCAATCTCAAGCTCTGCCATACGAACTTTGAAATCGGCATCAATCTGCTTGATGGCAGCAAGCTGATCGGGCGTGGCGCTTTGCATGGCTTTGGCGATGTCAGCTTCAGAGCCGTCTTCCGTGCCAAGAAGAACATTGGAGAGTGTCTTCGTGGCAAGGCCAGCCAACGGCCCACCAAGAGCCGTCGCGATGGTCGGTGCTATCTGGCCCAGCAAAGGCCCTACTGCTTTCATGATGTCCATTTTACGCCACCTTCATGTAGTCTATCCAAGAGCCAGCCTCAAAAACTGTTGCGGCTGCATTTGACGCATTTTGTGCAATTCGCATGGCAAAAGTGCCAGACGAAGAACTGACGACAATTTCGGCATTAAAAGTTACAAGAATTGTACCGGCACCAGTTACGGCATTAATGAGAGTGTCGTATGCTGTAACGACCGCACTGTTATTAGCAGTTTGCACTCGGATGCGAGTTGCTGAAGGGCCATTGATTGCAAACTTGTAACCTCCAGCGCCAGCATTTACAAAATAACACCCGCGAATGGTGTATGTAGAACTTGCGTCCATAGCAAATTGAAGTTCCGTGTCATTAGCAAACGCCGTAGAGTTTGTGATGCTTTCGTCAGATGTTTTCTTTACCGTTGTCCATGTTGAACCAGCAGCCCAAGATGGATCAGCACCCGTCCCGCCAGTTGTCAGAACTTGCCCAGCCGTTCCCGGAGCAAGAACTGTCCATGCGCTTGCGCCGCGATAAATGATGCTGCCTTGAGAGTTCCCTGCGGTTGCATCCAAAACTTGCGTCAGTGTATTTGCGCCAGCGGTAGCTGTTCCACCAGAAACATTTGAAATGATGGTATTGTTGGCGACAGAAGGCGGAGCATACGAAGAGGCAGCCGTTGTCTGAACGGTGTCATCTGGGAATTTGAACCCGGTCGTGGTACTCCAAACCTGACCGTCGACTTTGATGGGCACACCAAACTCAATCGGGTTGCCCCAAGTTATGTTGGATGTAGTCAGGTCAAAGCCAGACCCGTTACCAACCAACAATTCTCCGCTGGCGGGTGAACGGCCAAACTTTAGTAAATCTCCCCAGAGAGCAACTTTGTCATCTGCCATGTCATTTACCTTGCCATAGATGAGGTTGCTTGGTTGATCCGGGTTTTAACCGAGATCATGTCTCGTGGCTGGGTTGCAAATCCGAACGTGGCGTATCCTATCATGGAACCCACTTCCGGTGGAATGGCCGCCCGACAGGCATAGGTAACACCATTTTCCACCAGCCAATCGCCAATATCAGACGATGGCTTGAATGGCTCGCAGAACATGTCCCCGGTCAGTAGCGCAATAGCCGCTTGGTTCCTGTACGGACTGCTGGAGAAGAAAGAGGCGGACTTGTTTTCAATGGCTGTGTTTCGTCCTTTCTGGGACAAAGCCACCTTGATCGTTCGTGTGTTCTTCGCAAGATCAACGGAATAGACAACCATTATCTGGGCGTTCATGTCTTTAAGCGCTTGCTGTCCAGTTTGAATTATTCGCTCATCGTTAACCATGACTGGCATTGCGTCGTAGGTGATGATCTTGTCCACCAGCTTGTCGCGGTTCTCATACACAAGCCAACCCGCAAGGCCGAAGACGCCGAGCATAATGACAGCAATCAACTTAAACGGGCTATCTACCCATTTAACGACATCAATAGCTTTATCCAAAACCCCAGATGAAGAAGCACCCCGCGCGATTTTCCGAGCAGGGCGGCTTTTCTTTACAGCAACCTTCTTTGCTGGAGCTTTTTTGGCAGGGCGTCTCACTTGTCAGCCTTGCCGTCCAACTTGTCGTAGATGCGCTGGAACATCTGCTCTATGTGCTCCATGCGTTTATCCAGATCAATTTTCATAACGTATGTTTTTGGCAATTCTGTCTCAATGTCATGTAGGTCGCGACGAAGTTCTTTCACCGCGCCCCACATTTCACGCGCAAACCACCCGCCAACGCCTGTCGCGAGCATAAAAGCGGCATTCATTAACGTCTGGTGGTCCATCACCATTTTCCTTCTGGGCATTCGCTTTCTTTGAGCGGGGCTTTTAACGGAATTACGCATCCGCACACTTTACACGTTTGGATAGATGTAAAATGTTCACAAGCCTTACACTTCGCCAAACGGTCTTGCAGGGTTTCGGATGAACAAAACCAGCGCAAAAATGAAGTGTCCTGATTGGGCGACGTTTCCATCAGTTGAGCGCCCCCAACCTGATGCCATTGTTGACCCAAGTGATGTTTGAGTTGCCGCTGGTGCAAGCGCCCGCAGCGCCGCCAGTTCCCGGCGTCCAGTAATTGGCGTAACCAGAACAGCGGGCAGTTGTGCCGCCGGTTCCATTAGAGCCCGGCTGCCCAAGTCCTCCACCCGCGCCACCTGTCCCGCCGCTTGTGCGGACACCAGAAGAATACTGAGCGAAATATGCCGTGCCGCCAGCAGACAGCGTTCCCGCATCAGAGGCCGTCAATGGGGACCACCATAAAGCGTTATTTTTCCACCAAGAATAACCCTGCCCAGCAGAGCCAAACCCTGCGCCACCGCCACCAATTCCAATGCCAACAATATTGACGCCGCCGCACCCCGAGCAGCTACAGTCAGACGATTGGTTCCCGCCCGCACCGCCGCCCCCGCCGCCGCCGCCAATCGTGCCGTTCAGATTGTTGATGCTGACAGCAAATGTCGTAGAGAAAGCCGTGCCACCATTGGCATAGGATGGAGCTGTCAAATTGAAGTCGGTGGCAGAAGGACTTCCCTTGCCAACACCTTGCCCTCCGCGACCGACAATGTAGCCATTGTTGGTTATGTAGATGGAGCTATTGGCCGGGATATTGGCGATGGTAAAGGCCGGGATTGTATTGGCCGACGAACTAAAGATAACCCCAGCATCTATCGTCAAATTGACGTTGACCGTCCGCTGACCGTCCCAGCCAGCCGCAATCATGGCATTGTAAAGATTGTAGTCAGTCTGGTTCGCAGAGACCGTCGTGATAAACAGGAACGGCCCCGCAGCCCCAAGTAGCATATTGGCCGTTCCCATCTCTCGCTCCCCTTACTGGACAGTTTCGTCCGCAATACGCGGGTCAATTTCCGGATGAACACCTTGAGCCACAGTAGCCTGAAGCTCTGCGACAGCCTTCTCGCCCTGTGCCTTAACAGCAGCAATGACATCTGCCACTTCTGCATAAGGACGAGCGGCAAGCGCATTCAGGATGATGTTGCACTGAGCAATAGTCAGAGTCAGTGCGATTTCCATTTTTTCCATTTTAGTCCCCCTCAAACAAAACCCACGATTGGGTTTCTTCAAGCCAAATATACATTTCCCCATCTGTTGGGTATGGGATAGG